AAAGCCTTTGGCTTTTGGTATGCCTGCTAGTAAAACTATTCCATTAGGTTTTAATCTTGGTTTAAACCAGGATGATTTGTATAACTTAAGATATAATGTTTCTGCTAGGGGTCAAAGTGGTGATGATAAGTTTTCAATAGTTGATCCTCGTCACCAACTTTCTCTATCTCTTTTAGATGGTATGATTGGTAAAGGAAGAAATTTAAATATAACAGGAGTTAAAAGTAGAAACTCTTTAGATTTAGGTTTAACAGGATCTACTCCTTTACTTGGTGGAAATCTTTCTGTATCTGGAAACTATAATTATACAAATCCAAATAACTCTTCAGATATGGATGAAGACAGAGCTGCTAATTTTATGAGAGTACCTCAAAGTCAGAATAGATCAAACTTTGGAGTTAACGCTCAGAGGCAGGGTAAACTTGGTAAAAAAGGACCTAATACAAAAATAGGTTTTAGTGTTGGTAATTCTGGAAATGTACAAATGAAAAATGGTGGTTATATGCAACAAGGTGGTCAACAGGATCAAATTATTCAAATTATTCAAGCTTATGCTCAGATGAATCAGATTGATCCTAAGCAGTTGTTAGAGCAGTTTACTCAGATGGCTCCTGAACAACAGAAGGAAGCTATTATGCAAATGGCTCAAAGTATTCAACAAGGTGCTTCTCAGCAACAATCTGATATGGCTCAAGCTGCTATGGCTTACGGTGGATATACAACAGGTATCTTTGCAGGTGGTGGAGAAATGATCCGTAGAGCTGATGGCTCTTATTCCAAAAGAGGATTATGGGATAACATTCGTGCTAATAAAGGATCTGGTAAGAAGCCTACTAAGCAAATGTTAGAACAAGAGAAGAAAATTCGTAGACAAGAAGCAGCTTATGGTGGTGTATTTGGAAACGGTGGTACTAACAATGCTGGCTTTGACGCATTGCCAGACTATGTACAAGCTAAGATTTTAAGAAACATGGGTTATGGTGGTTACTATGATCCAATGGAACTAATGGCAGAAGGTGGTGAACCTAATGGTGAAATGGCATTAGGACAAATGTCTTCTGTAGCTGATAAGATGAATAAACTACGTGAATTTATTTCTCCAGATCAAAACTTAGACCCATGGATTGCTTCTAAGTTAGCTGTTATGGATCATTCAGCTGATGCTATTTCTGACTACATGATGTATAATCCTGAAGCTCAGGATGAAGAGATGGAAATGGAAGAGATGGAAATGAAAAAAGGTGGTTCAACATTTAGTGGTAATGCTTGGTATAAAAACGGTGGAACAAATAATCCAGGCTTTAGAGCTCTACCTGAATTTGTACAAAATCAAATACTTTCTAACATGGCGTATGGTGGTATACAATTAGATCCAGCTAAGAGAGGAACATTTAAAGCTCAAGCCACTCGTATGGGTATGGGTGTACAAGAAGCAGCATCTGCAATACTTAATGCACCAGAAGGAAGATACAGTCCAGCTATGAGAAAAAAAGCTAACTTTGCTAAGAACTTTGCTAAGCAAATGGGTGGTTTAGTGGAAGGTGATATACTTGATGTTACACCAGAAGAGTTACAGATGTTAAAACAAGGTGGTTATAACTTTGAAATTATTGACTAATGAGAATACGTATTACAGGAAAAGGTTTACCTAAAGCTCAACTTGCTGGTCAACAGCCTGTTAGAAACAGTGTGTCTATTAATGGAACTACTTATTTTGAAGGAGATCCTGGTTATGAAAAAGCTAAACAAGATGCTGCTATGATGAAGCAGCAAAATTCTGCTTTTAATAATCTTGTTAACTCTCGTATTAAACCAGGTATTGAAAATGCTATAACTGATGTTAAAAACTTTGCTTCTAATAAGTTTCCAAAGTTAAATTTTAAACCACTTGGTCAAGCACCTATACAACCTGCAGCTGCACCAAATAATACTCCAGCTGTTACAACAAACTCAGCTACTCAGATTTTACCTGCAGCAGCTTCTGCTTTTCCTTTTATACCTAACCAAGGCTTTTCAAGTAGTGCTTTTTCATTAGGTAAATCTGGTTTACCACCTTTACCAAAGGTAACGACTGTTAATGCTGATGGTACTACCACTACTACAGGTGATTTTGGAAATCCTATTAGACAATACTCAACAGATCCTAATAGTGGTGGTGGGGATGCTAATCCTTTATTACAACCTACTTCATCAAATCCAGTTAGTTGGTACAGTAAAAATATTGGTGACCCTGTAGAAAAAGCATTTGAAAGTATAGATAAGTTAACTTCATGGGGAAACTTTGGTACTGAACTTGTTAACAGTTATAAAAGAAAACAAGACTTTGATAAAAGGCTAAGACGTCAAACATCTACAGATTCTTTATTCCCTGAAGTACCTAGTGAGATGTCAGGTAATCGTGGAGATTATGTAGTTAGTGGAAGTAGATTTGGTGAGTTTAGACCTGATGAGTATGTTGTAAACAAAGGTATGTACACTGGTCAGTTCTTACCTAGAATGGCACAATATGGTGGAGGAGTAATTCCTGAAGAACTTGTTATGCCTGTAGATCCTATTGAACTATCGGCACCAATGCCGTATGCAACATCTGCTCCTGCAGAATCTAGTCCTGCTCCAGCACCAAGATCTTCAAGTGGAGCTAATCCAGTTGCTGAACAAACATGGGAAGAAGTTTCTACACAGTTTCCAGGTGTTAAGCATTTAGGTATATGGGGAGATAAAAGACATCAGAAAACTAAGAGTGATCATAACACTGGAGATGCTTTAGATATTGGTATTACGGATCTTAATCAGGGTACAGAGATTGCCCAGAAACTTATTAAAGAAGCCCAAGATAAAAACATTAGTTATATTATATGGAACAAGCAGATATGGAATCCATCTGTATCTAATTCTTGGAGACCCTATAATGGAGATAATCCTCATACAAGTCATGTTCACGTAAGCTTTAATAGATCATCTCAGCCTGCTGCAGGAGAAATTGCTTTAACTCATAACAATCCTTTAAACATACATCATGGAGACTTTACTTCTAAATATGGTGGTAAACAAGGATCTAGAGATTCTAATGGATACGTTAGTATGTTTCCAGATTTTGAAACAGGTATAAGAGCAGCTAAAGATCTTTTGTTTGGTCCAAACTATTCTAATCTTACTATATCTCAAGCTAGAAATAAATGGGTAAGTGGTAGTCCAGATAAAACTAATGCATCTACTCCAGATATTGTAAAAGCTATGGGTACAAATAAAGTACTAGCAGACCTTAGTCCAGCAGAACGTGACAAACTAATAAAACAGTTTGCAAGATGGGAAGGTAAACAAGCATACCAAAAACTAAGTGGCATGCAGTTATACGCTGATGGTGGATCTGTATCTTATACAGAAGGTGATGTTTATGAACTAACAGAGGATGAAATTAAGTCTATACTTTCTTCAGGTGGAGATGTAGAATTTTTATAAATTTGTAATATACTATAATATGAAAACGTATAAAGTAAGAATTAGGAAATCTCCAGAGTCTATGGCTTATGGTGGTCAATCAAATTATGGGTTAGATCTAGGTCAGAAGAATATATATTCTGATATGACAGATAATCCATATGAGTCAGTATCTAACACTCTACAACCTGTAGATAGAGAAGAAGCTAATATTGAAGCTGAACTTGGTGAAACAGCATATGGAGACTTTAATAATGATGGTCGTAAAGAACATATGAAGATTGGTGGTGAAAGACACACCAATGGTGGTACACCACTAAATGTTCCAGAAGGTACATTTATTTATTCTGATACTAAGAAGTTAAGAATTGGTGGTCCTGTACTTGCAAAGTTTGGTAAGTCAGAAAACACTAAACAGAAATTTACTCCAGCTCAACTAGCTAAACAGTATGATATTAATAAGTATCAAGCTATCCTTGATGATCCATATACTGATAAAATGGCTAAGTCTACTGCTGCTCGTATGATTGATAACTATGAGAAAAAACTTGGTGGACTTGCTTTAGTACAAGAGTCTATGAAAGGATTTCCTCAAGGTATTCCTGATGTAGCTAAGTCTGTATTACCAGAAGGTATAGGACAACAACTTGCTGAGATGGGAGGTTTTTATGGTGATGA